TTGGTTTGCTCCCATTTATTCACTTGAACAGTACGAGCAAGCTAACGCTAGGATTCGCCGGTTGTCTACTACTGGCAAAACCACTGTGTGGCACATATGGGCTACAAAGTTTGAGGCAGAGTTGTACCGCCGACTCCGCACAAAGCAAAACACATTGGCGGAGTTTTTAAATTTGGTGCAAGGCATCAACAGTGACACATAGGCAAACAGTTAGGAAACTTATTTATGACCATGAATTACGAAGCTGCTACTGAAAAGTATTTACAAGTGCGTGGAGAGATAGAAGACTTGGAAAAAATCCATAAAGCTACGAAGGCTAGGCTAACTGAAAAACTAGTTGCCGTAGAGAACTGGGTAACTGCCAAGGCACAAGAGGATGGGCTTGAAACAGTCAAGACTCCTTTTGGAACAGTCTATTGGTCTACGCACCATACGGCGACGGTTGCGTCCCGTGAAGAGTTCTTTGCGTACTGCAAAGAAAAAGATGCTTGGGATATGTTGGAGTCCCGTGCATCAAAAACTGGAGTGAAGAGTTTTGTGGAAGCCCACGGCGCTCCTCCCCCCGGTGTTAATTTCTCATCCATTCGTGTGTTTAATCTTCGTAAAGCTCAAAATAAGGAGTAACTTGTGAGCAACATAACAACCGTACCAGCGCACATTGCAGCGCGTATTGCAGCCCGTCAACAAGCAGGCACTAAGTCTTCAATTGCTTCGGCGATTGTTGGTGGAGATGGCGTTAGCATCCCCAAAATCAGCATCCGTGCTAGTCGTTATCGGCTGAATGAAGACGGTGTTGAAACCACTGTTGGTGTTACGCTTGATACTATCATTGTGGGCGCTAACCCACGGGTATCCAAAGTCTTTTACGCCAAAGCATTTGACGCTGCTGCTGAGAATGTACGCCCTGACTGTGTATCCAACGATGGCCTAAAGCCTGACGCGGGTATTGAACGTCCTGTGCATACAGCATGTTCTGACTGCCCCAACAATGTACTAGGGTCTAAGATTTTGCCTAGCGGGGCAATGTCAAAACTGTGTGCAGACCAAAGGCACATTGCAGTGGTTGCCGCTGCTGATCCTTCAAAGGTGTACAGCCTTACTATTCCTGTGACTGGGATGAAAGCTTTGCGGGCGTACTTTAAAGAACTAGGTAACTACGGCATTGCTCCGGAAGAAGCCATTACTGAGCTAGGCTTTGACGATAGCGCAAGCTACCCCAAGATTACGTTTAAGCAAAAGGGGTTTGTGCCAGAGAAAGCTACAGCGCGTGTAGATAACCTACTGTTAAGTGATGCAGTAAAAGTCGCTACTAGGGTAATTCCCCCCCAAGCAGTTGCATCTTTAGCCGCTCCATCGGTTAAAGTAGCGATTCAGGCACCAGCAGTAGATGATGCATATGAAGACGAAGCCCCGCCCCCAGCTACACCTCCTGTGAAAGCAGCGAAGCCTGTAGTTACCCCAGTAAAAGCCTCGGATGAATTAGCAGCGAAGATCGACAGCTTGTTCGACGAATAATAGAATAGGTACACCCCCGGCCTTGGCCGGGGTTTTCAATCTAGGGGCATGTCTTGGACACAAAAAACTTCCTTACTCGTATATCTGCCCAGTGTGATGAGATTGTCATCATGGTGCATAAGCCTGATCCTACAGGCGTTAAACCAAAAGGCTTTGGCTGGAACCGTGGATCGTTCTCTGATATTGATGAAGCTGTAGCAAACATCTTGTTGTGGGATGCGGAGCCTACAACCACTATTTACTTCAGTGTTGGTTCGTTCGCCGACAACAAAGTTATCAGGCCGGATGGCAAAGAAAAGATAGAGCGTAAGCAAACACAAGCTACGTTCTTTAAAGCTTTTGCGCTTGACTTGGATATTGGGGCTAAGACTCCATACGCCACAAAAGCAGAAGGCATGAAAGCAATAATGCCAGCGTTGAACGCGATTGGCATGCCAGACCCCATGGTCATATCTTCTGGGAACGGCATTCACTTGTACTGGCCGCTAACAGAAAAAATAAGCAAAGAACACTGGGAACATTTTTCCATAGCGCTGCGCATAGCGCTAGAAGAACAGGGTGTAGTGATAGACACTACAAAAATACATGACCCATCTATGGTGCTTCGTCCGGTAGGTTCACACCACAAAAAACAAAACCCATGGAAAGAAGTTAAGTGCGTAGCCGATTGCCCTGACTACGATACCATGTCGTTACTGACTATCTTGAAGCCTTGGGCTAAAAAATTAGTCAGCGCCAAAAAACCACAGAGCCGCAAGGCTGTGAAATCTTCAATACTTGATGCCGTACTTAACAGCAACGATATTGTCTTAGATGCTGTAGCTTCACGGTGCAAGCAGATAGCTGCATTGGTTGACTCAGGGGGAGTGCTAGACGCTACTGGGCGCGACGTACAGGAACCATTGTGGCGTACGTCTATGGGCTTTGCTAAGTACTGCGTTGACCCCAAAGAAGCCGTTATTAAGCTTGCAGGGAAACACAAAGACTTTGACCTAGACGATAGCATGTCAAAAATGGCGGGCTGGAACGGCACGGGGCCAACGACTTGTGCAAAGTTTGAGCAGATGTGCAGCAAGGGCTGTGAAGGATGCCCGAGTCGTGGGGTGATAACAAGCCCAGCGCAGTTGTCAGTGATTACCGAAACTGAGCTTGTAAATGAAATTGGTGAAGTAGTAGAGATTACGATGCCAAAAAACTATGTGGTTAAGAACAACCACATATACAAAGAAGTAATTACTGAGGTAAACACAAGAGATGCAAATGGTGTGGAGGTGGCACAGGACGTACTAGAGCTTGATCTAGTATCTCCATACGAAATGCATGTCACAGGTATTTTCTACGATCCTGATTCAAAACGCTCAGCGTTCAGGCTAGCTATAAAGTACCCGATGATTGGCTGGAAAGAAGACGACCACGAAATGTCTGTGATAGCTACGATAGGCAAAGACTTTTCTACGTTTTTACTTAACAGACAAGTGTATTTAAGATCAATAGGACAACAGGAAAAAGTGAGAGGTTATTTGATGGATTACTTAACAATGGTACAAAGCACTACGCCCACAGGTATGGATTTCATATCGTTTGGATGGCAAGAAGACGGATCGTTTTTGTGTGGGGAAAAAGTCATTGGGTCTCCCCATGGAACAATAGAGCGCCGTTTGCGTGGCCCCGCAGAGCGCTTCAAAGACATTATCAAAACGCATGGCACTAGGGAAGCGTGGGTCAGTGCTATGGATATGCTTAATGAGCCGGGTACAGATACGCTTCGGGCAGCTACCTTGATTGCTACTACTGGCATCCTTGGCAATGTTGCTGGTAATTCTCAATTAGTTGTTTCCATATATTCGACAGAGACAACTACAGGTAAGACACTAGCCCTACTGTCTGCTAATAGCCTTATAGGCAACCCCAAAGCGCTGCTGCTAAACAAGAACGATACAGAAAATGCGCTGTACAAGATGCGTGGTGTACACAATAACTTGCCGACCACTATTGACGAGCTAACTTCTATAGACGCTGCATATGCAGCAGAGTTAACTTATCAACTAAGCCAAGGCCGTGAAAAAATATCCATGACCAAAGAGCGGGAGTTGCGTACGCCAGTTGTTTGGTTTGCGCCTACGCTCGTTACGACCAACGTATCTATGCACCAAAAGATAGAGGCGGTGCAGTCAAACAATGATCCGCTGACAACCCGTATGATGGAGCTACACCACCATAATCGCATATTTGTTGCGACAACAGAAGATGGGTCTAGCAATGGATACAAGTTTTTTGACCTGATTGACAAGAATAATGGTTGGGCGTTTCCGGAATTGGTAGAAGCTGTGCTTGCTATGGGTGGCCCTGAAGTGGTTTGGACTAAAGGCGAAGCCGCGTTTCTTAGAAAGTTTAAGTTCTTGTTCGAGCCACAAGAACGGTTCTATAAGACTGCAATAATAAGTGGCTGGATTATGGGTACGCTGGGTAAGAAACTAGGTCTGTTCCCGTTTGACATAGAAGCTACGACCCAGTACTTACTTGACCACGTTGTTGGATTTAGGGAGTCCCGTGTGGCTGATAAACAAGATGTGTTTGATACGGTAGGACAATACCTCCTAGAGAACAACGACAAGATTGTCGAATGCACAGAGCGGTATGGTTCGGGCAAAGAACAAGTGCGGCAACCAGCGCCTGAAAAAGCTGTAGCTAGGATAAAAGTCGTGTACGATGATAAAAATCCCATACTACCCGGAAGTACGATATCTCTGAACGCGCACTTGTTTAAGGCTTGGCTTGCTAGGACTAGAGATGGTGTTGACCGCGTAGAGCGTGAGCTTGCGGATAATGGAGCTTTGATAGCCAAGCGAGACCGTGTGACAATGTTTAAAGGCTGCTCGGGCAGAAACCCTAGCCAAACACACTGCCTGATAATTAACCTGAATCACCCTAGACTCGCAGCAGCATTAACTGGTACAGTAGCTAGGGAGCAAAGTCCTATAGCGCTAGCTGTGCTGCAAGGAAGCGCCGCTGCTTAACTTTAACTGGAGCTAATATGCCACGCGACTACAAAAAAGAATACGCTAATTATCAGGGTAAACCCGAACAGATAGCTAACAGGACAGACCGTAATGCCGCCCGCGCTCAACTAGCAAAAAAGGGTGTTGTACGTAAGGGGGATGGAATGGATGTAGACCACCGCACTCCTATTGCTAAAGGTGGCGGCAATGGAGCGGGTAATCTCCATGCCGTACCTAAGTCAGCAAACCGTTCATTTGCACGGACTAAATCCGCACGTATGAAGTAGTTACTTCTTCATACCTTTAGCCATAGCTGCGTAAGGTTTTTTGCCCGGCATCATTTTCATTCCAGCAGCTTCGTTCTTTTTGGTTTCGGGTTTACCAAAAGGATTTGCTTTTTTAGCGTTGTGGGTAGCGGTACGTTCACCGCGCATTGGCATAGATTTCATGATTTCTCCAATTAAAGTTAACGAAAGTTCGCGGTTTTTGTAGCAATCTTTTTCGGTTGCGCTACAAACTGTTTACCTTGTGCTTTACCGGCACGTTTGGCTTTGGTCGTTGCTGCATACTCAGCAGGACTCAATGATTTTATAGCAGCTTCTGGCAGGTATCGTTCGCCAGTATCTGAAGACCGCTTGCCAGATTTAGTTTGCCACTTCTGGTCACCCCAGTCTTTGAGAGATTTTTGAGGGGCTTTCATTTTTTCTTAGGTGGTGTATGGGTTAGTGGTTTGCTGGCAGGAGTATGCTTTGCCCCCGTCATCAAAACAGTACCTGCTTTGTGTGTATCGCCTTTATAGACTTTACCGTCAGGCAAGTAATGGGTTTTATTTTTACTCATGATTTGTATCCTCCGCCAGCGGCTTTGTATTTCTTAGCCACAAGTTGTGCTTTACGAGCGCTCCACTGGCCCGCGCCAGTTCCTTGTACCGCAGCAGATTTAACTTGCGACACAATGCTTTTACGAAGCGTGGGTTTAGTGTAGTTACCAGCAGCGTTAACAGTAGATTTAGTTGCCATTACCATTTCACCTTATTAGCCCAGTAGGCCGCAGACATTGGCCCTTTTGCAATGTTCTTGGCATGTCGTGCCTTGAACGCATCGTTTCGAGCAGACCCATCAGGACTGCCTTTAGCCCCCTGTTGACCGAAGTGAATTGTCTTCACCTGATCGCCAACCTTTGCCACTACAACATGGCTTTTTTTAGGATTGTTGGGAGTAGCCTTGGGTTTGTTGTACCCCGATACTCCGACTCGCTCTAACCTTGGGTCTTTCGTAGCCATCACTCGTCTCCTCGAATTTTGTTAATTCTTTCTTCAAGTCTATCACTTAACAACTCAAGTCTTTCGTCCAAAGCTTCGTAGTCTGGATAACCTTTAGACATTTCATCACGCTTAGCTTTGTTCATTTCTTTTGCAAATTCGCTCTTAATCTTTTTAACTTCAGCGTCTTGATAAAACTGAGTCTCATCTTGGTCGTACTGATATATGCTAAGGCCAAATAAACGTGCAAAAGCAAGCCCATCGTTAGGTTTACCAGTTGGGCCTTCTTTATCCTGCACATAGTCTTTAACTTGCCCACCGACACGGAAAGTTAGAGGAGAAGGTGCAAACGTATCCCATACGGCTTTTCCAGATTTAACAACCTTATCTAAGTTATCGTCAGTTTCGCCATAGATTGGCTTGCCTGTAAATGGGTCGATGTTCAGCAGTGTGTTTGCTAGTAGAGTCACATACGGGCCATTAGGTTGTAAAAATCCGGGGAGCCAGTCTTGCCCAAGTGCTTTTGATTTACCTTGTGGCGGTTCAAACACCGACATCATTGGGATTGATTTTCCAATGTTGTAGTAAAAAGGATTTTCATCGGTACCTAAAAATGGAATCCGTATCATCTTATATGGCCCCATGCCCCACAAAGAACTCTCACGTACAGCTTTAGGCCCAGTCTTACGCCACTCCTCATCATCACCAAACATACCCATTGCATATAGCGCGGCCATCATGTTAATCATCGTCCATGGCTTAGTAATAGCTAAACGTCCAAGCACCGGCATGATGGCGTATGACCAAGACACAAAGGGAAGCACAGTCTGTCGAGCAAACTTTACTGCACGGGAATCAATGTCGTAGTCAAGAAACATTTTACGAGCAGCAAGCCCCGCTTCTTTTAGCTGCGCATCCCCAAGTACGCCATCATTCTTTGCTTGTAAGTTGCCAGCGACATTCATAAAAGCAGCTAGACGAAACACGTTATCACCAGCAGCATACAGTTCGGAAGCAGCACTGTCGGTAAGTTTAACCCCCCGAGAAATTTTAGACGCGTACTTAGAGAACTCCCGCTCGTATCCAGCCAATGCAGACAACTTAGTCAGTAACGAACGATCATTCTGTTGAGTAATATTCTGTGCCAATTTTTGAGCTAAGTATGATTTTGTTTCCGCGTTGGTAAAGTTACCAAGCACGGCACCAGACTTATAGAACTCTTTCATTATTGCGCGTTGTTCTTTGCTTAACGAAGCAGGGTTAACTTCATACCGAGCAATTAAATTAGCCGCGTCACCTACCGCTTTATGAGAAATACCGTGCAACAACATCAAAGCATAGTTTGTAGTTATGTTGTTTGTATGCGTAGCGGGAGAAAAAACAGTTTTGTTTTTCTTAAACCACGCCATGCTTTCGTTAAGTATTCTGCTTCTCAGTACGGGTTGTCTTTCATGCATGTCTAGTAAATTACTCCAAACACCACCGGGAATAATCTTGCCGCGCAATGGGCCATAGTGTGTGGTATCAGGTAACTTTACCCAAACATCACCGCGTTGCGCTACTGCGCGAATTGTGTCTATATCTGATTCGTCGGCTGCGGCTTTTAGTAAGTTGGCTTCAGTTATTTGACGTTTAGGGAACAGTGCATTAATCTCAGCAATGCTGTTAAAAACAACAGTGCTTTCTGTAGCTGTGCCATCTTCGTTACGACCTATAGGCTCCATCGAAGCAAATAAATTTTTGGTAGCGGCGTTATGCGACAGCGCCGCCATAGTAGTAAGCAACGCAGAACTAAGTTGTTGAACAGCCTCTTCTTGTTCCTGTGTGGAAAGATTTGGGTCTCCCATGCGACGAGCTACGTCGATAAGATTAGCGCCACTGATGTTACGCGTACGGAATCTAAAACCACCGTCAGGGCCATTTTTCTTACCAGCAGCATACCAAATGCGACTACGATCAATGTCAAGCTCGGGATGGTCGTTGGCTTGCTGCTCACCAATAAAACCGTTAGGTAGTCGTTGACCACCTAGAGTTTCAAACGTCTGAAACAGTGGTTTGTCAGAATCAACCACGCCGTTTGTCATTGGCAGCAGTGCCTTAAAGTCGTCAATGTTTGGATCAATACGGTCTTCTGGTTTAAAAGTGGCGCTTACGCTATGCATACCAAAAGATTTTTTAGCCAAATCGGCTAGTCCCTGCGGCTTCAACAATTTATCTGTAAACTTTAAGCCATCAAACAGTCGCTTGTCAGCGGGAGACAAGGTTTCGATGTAAGAGTCCATCAGTTCTTTAATGGAGTCTGCGGTATCCCGAAGAACTGCGTCGCGGCCTGTTTCTTCTAGTGCAGTTTGGTCTCCGTTAAGGTACGTAAACACACGCACAGCGTCTTTGGGGGAACGGTATAG